AAACAATAGCTGTAAATGTTCCTCCATTATATGCAACATTAGTTCAGATACCAGGCCAAAGTGTTCGTTATTTTTCTGACGTGATGGCACCATCTGAAAATGACATAGCAATTCCTTTAAAAAGAGATTACGATAACAGATTTATAATAGACTTTATTGTTGATAAAAATTGGAATTGTAGAGGATTTTTTGAACAATGGATAAACAGCATATTTGCTAATAGATTTAGAAATACGATTAGAGATGGTTCAATTTTTTCTAGATCATCATTGGTTGAATATTATGATAATATCATAGGAAACATGGTAATACGGCCTTTAGATACACAAGACAATACCAATAGAACTATAACTATGCATGGTGTTTGGCCTGGTTCTATTTTGCCTACACAGATGATGAACGACAATCCGAATACTTATTTAACTTTAACTGTAGATATGGTGTATAGATATTACAGCATATCTTAAATATCATGGCTTTAAAAGACATACTATTATCTTCATTACCTCAATATACTGAAATTTTAGCTACAGAAAAAAAGGTTAATTTCAGACCACTTATAGTGTCTGAAGAAAAAGCTATACTTATAGCAAAAAATTCTGGCAATAAAGAAACACTATTAAATACATTAATTAATGTGCTTCAAGCTTGTTATGGTGAAAAGGATTTGAAAAAACAAACTATATGTGATTTTGAGAATATGTTTCTTTTATTACGAGCTAAATCTATAGGAGAAATAGAAACATTTGAAATCGTATGTCCTGAAACCGGAGAACATGTTCATTTAACTGTAAATCTACTTGAAGATATAAAATTAAATAACACAACTGCTCCTAAAAATAACCTAAAATTAGGAGATAATTTATTAGTTGTTTTAAAACCACCAACAGTTAAACAGCTATTAAGTTATCCTGATTACGCTAATTCTTCTGAAACTTTATACGGTTTTATAGGGGACTGTATAAAGCAAGTACAAACATTAAATGATACTATAGATTGCACAGAATTATCAACCAAAGAAAAAACAGAATTTATACAATCTTTAACCAGCAATCAATTTAAAAAGATAATAGAATATTTTGATTTGTTGCCAAGTATTGAAGTTCACGGCAAATACAAAACATCTGATGGTAAAGAGCGTTGTTTAAAAATAAAAGGCATATTTAATCATATAAATTTTTTTTTTGAACACTTAAGTTTACAGCTGTATTACCAACAAAATTTTGAAATGAAATATAATCATAAATATTCTTTAGAAGAAATAGAAACCATGATTCCGTGGGAAAGAACAGTTTATTTAGAACAAATACGAGCAGAATTAAAAGAAACACAACAAAAATTAACCAATTCTACTAATCTGTAATGGAACAACAAACACCACAACCTAGTCAAGAAATACAACAATTTTTAGGGGGCTTTTTTAATACAGCCAACCAAACTCCTCTTTCAATAAATGCCCCAAGCACTAATTACCAACAACCAGAAATGGCTCCGATTAATACTGGAACCAAATTAGGCGCAGAAACTTCTTATAGTGATATAGTTAATAAACAAAACATGTCAGAGAATATTTTAATAGGAAAAGTAAGTAAACCTATAGAAATAGATCCCTCAAATTTATTTACTCCATCAGCACCATCAAAAACCGCCCAAGAAGCTCTTCAAGGAATTCGTGACATAAAATCCAGAGGAGATCAGATAGACATGATTGATCGTTCTGCTATTAGCAGAGAATACAATGATACTGTTTCTGGCGGCGGTGGAATGAACACAAATAATGTAACTAACAATTCAAATATAACAAATGTTACTCAAGTAACAACAGAATATTTGTTTAAAATAAGATCAGATTATATGCGATTGCCGCCTTGGCGAGAAGTAATGGGATAATAAAAAAGGCCCCGAAAGGGGCCTTTTTCAATCTTCTCCTAGAGATTTAAGATAACTCTCTACATCCACATCTTCGTCTACCTCAGTCTTTACAGACTTTCTGGTAGAACGACTACGAGATTCAGATTCAATAGTATCCTCAGATTCGTCTTCACCAAACGAACGCATTTCTCCTCCTAAAGCATCAACAAACTTAGTCTTTAGTTCAGGATAAAGCTTAAACTCCTTGGGATCAACAAACGGCTTAAGAGCGTGTTGACTCTTCCAGATCTCTTCCAGTTTCTTGTCATCACCACCAAACAATTCACTGGCAGCACTGAACTCAGACTTATCGTAGTTTACGTATCCTTCAACCTTACGAATCTTCAGCTTGAAGTTTGCTCCCTTCCAGAAATCAAACGGATTAACTGCACTCTCGTCTGCAAATTCTGGGTTCATTTGCTCTTGAATCTTCTCGAAAATCTTCTTACCGTACTTAAACAGAAATACTTTACCGTTGTTTTGAGGAGCAGCAGGATCTTCAACAACAAGAATATTAGAAACATAATTAAGCTTACGCTTACGATCACGAGCAATACGCTTATCGCTTTCAGTACCACTATTCCATAATTCAGAGTTTGCTTCACAAACCGGGCACTTTTGACCAATGGTTGTGGGGCAGTTATGAATAAACCAGCCACCCTTGCCCTTAAAGGCATGAGAGTAAAGCTTAACCCACGGAATGTCTTCTCCTTCCACTGCAGGAAGGAATCGAACAACCGCATATCCATTACTAGCAGAGTCCAAAGTCGGTCGCCAAAAGCGATCATCCTTGTAATCGTTAGTCTTGTTTTGCTTTTCAAGTTCTTCTTGAAGTTTGCTAAAATTTGTTGAATTCTTTTTAAGGTCTTTAAATGGCATATATTCTCCTATAATGCATATTATAACTGTAAAAAACGTAAAGTCAAATTAAATTGGTAATTTATTAGATTTAGGCAAGAAATTTAATTCTTGTCCTTCTTGTTGAATTTTTTCTATTATTGGTTTAGAAAGTACTTTTGCAACACTTTCTACAGGTATTTCTTTAGATTCGCACACAGAAATAACTGCGTCCAAATAAGAAACTCCCCACTGTTCTACATATTTTTCTATTTGCCGACAAAAATCATTTTGAGTTTCTTCATCGAAATATAATACCATAGTATTTTATATAGTCCTTCTTGTGGTTAAATTTCCAATAAAGAAATTTATTTTTTTATTTAAGTGATATATGGTTGAATTAAATATTCCAAGAAATGCAGCACCTGCAATTTTTATTGACCACTCTGTTCCTTTAAGGGCTTCCCATTTATTTAATGGACAAGAAGCACCGCCTATAGTTAATTTAACGGAAAGTGCGGCTCGTTTACTGGCTCCACAACCACACAAAGAACAAAATCCTATACCACCGGGGTCTATTTTTCCTTCAATAGAATTTACACGACCATGACAATCTAAACACGCATTTTTTCTTTGAATATATTGTTTCTTGTTTATTTGTCCTTGTATTATAGTGTATAATTCTGCTAAAAGATATTGTTTTATTTTTTTAAATCCTTTTAATTTTTTATGTTCTAATTTATTTTTATATTTTTGATTTAATACTTTATTAATATTAGAATTAATAATATCAATTCTTCTTTGTATATTTTTTTGTATTTTTATTTCTTGTTTAACAATAAATTCATTACATTTTTTAAGATCATTTAACAAATCTAAAGTCATTTTTAATGATTTTTTATTTTGTTTTTTTTGATGTATTTCTGTTATCTCTTTTATACAAGATAATCTTTTGGCTTCACTCATGAAATATATTCTCTTAAAGCTTCTGTTATCGTTAATTGTGTAAATGTAAGATCATTATCAGGAATAAAATTTAGCCCATATTGTGCTACTTTATCGTAAGTAAATCCACTTATATTTATCGTGGTTTCATGTCCCGTTGCTCCGGTGAATCCTACGTATTCCCAATACCTAGAACCAACTGTGCCTTTCCAAACGCCTTTTCTTGCAGAACGATCTGGTGCATCACCAGAAGTATTTGAAGGAACAGGAACCCAAGAAGGATACTTACCATAAGTTATGCCACTTTCATCATCTTTAAGAGGCCAAGGAGGACATGCATCATGCATTAATCCTGTTACCCATATTTTTGTTCCAACAATACCTTCAAATAATCTATTCCATCCAAGCTGTCCAGAATCTTTAGGTGATGTATCATCTAAAATTTGAGGACATGTTTTTTCCCATAT